AACACCTAAGAATAACCAGACGTTTGAACATTTGTTTAACGCTCGTATTCTAGCAGATGAAGACAACGTATCAGGGCTGATGCCACGAGATACAGGGGAATTTAAGTTCCCAGTGTTTGCTCAGAACGATCGTGTTGAAATCAAAATTGTAAACGACAGTGCCTTTCCTTGTGCCTTTGGCTCAATGGAGTGGACAGGCATGTACGTTGGAAAATCGCAGAGGCTATAATGACCGCATACGTCCGTAAACTGACCCGCGCAGACATCGATCATCTCGCGGAAAACCTCAGGAAACGTGACGTTGCTGAATTAGACGCTCAAAGCGGTCTTACCCCCAGAAAAGCCTTAGAGATGGCCCTAGTATTCGCTAAAGAATGCAGGGTCATTTCCGACGGTAACGACGTTCCTATTGGTGTCTACGGGGTAAGTGATACAAATATCAAAGGTTTGGGGTCTATCTGGATGATGGCAACCCCAGACCTTATTAAACACCAAAGACAATTTCTTAGAGAATGTAGAGAGGGTATCTCTGATATTTCTCAGGGGTACTCTTGTGTATTCAATTACACAGACGCACGAAATACTGTCCACCATAAGTGGCTCAAGTGGTGCGGGTTTACCTTCATAAACAAACGAGAAGAATTCGGTAGGAATGGAGAGACATTCTACGAATTCGTGAAAATATTGTAGGACATAGATATGGACCCAATTACTTTAGCGGCTCTATCGGCAGGTTTTGACCTGTTAGGAAGTATCTCGCAGGTAAATGCTCAGAACCAAGCGGCCCTAAACAATGCTGCTATGGCTCGACAGGCCGCTGCATACAAGCAAGACCAAGAAATGGAGTCTTATGTCGAGTACAATCGGCAAATGCTTATGCAAGCTATGGACCGAGCGTTGACCGCGCGTTCTAACTCAGACCTAGCAATGGTTAGCATGTTTGAAACAGGTGGTGGCGGTCAGGTGATGACAGATATGCTCGCAGAACGCCGTTCTGTAGAGGCTCGTAACCTTTATCGCGACCGTCTTGAACGCAACAGCCTTAAAATACAGACGAACCGTAATCTACAAGGTTACGAACAAGAAGCCAAAGGGCGTATTGCCCAAGTTCCAGCGACTTCCCTGAACATGGGCCACATCATGTCGGCGGCAACGTCCGGAATGCCGTACTTAGCATAAGGTATCGAAATGGCACCAAGAATTACCCCAGAGACCCCCCAGCGCGGGGCTTCACAGAACCTATTGCGTGTCATCGACAACTATTACCGCCCAGCGCGTGATCGTGTTGGTGAGGCTGCGATGGCTAAAGGCTTTAACGACGCTTCTCGTTTCTTCGGTAACGAAGCTGCTAAAGCCAAGAATGAACAACTTCAAGAAATCGCTCTTAAAGCACAACAAGATGCTATGGCAGGGGATGATCCCGACGTAGAGTTGTCGCAAGTTCGTAACGGTTTCCTATTCCGATCCAATTCTAAAGCCTACAACCAAGCCTATAACGAAACTATGGGTAAAAAGGCTGCTATTGAGTTCAAAGAACAGGCCGCGCTTGACTACGAAAAGTCTGGTCTCAAATACAATACAGACCCCAACCGGTTCCGAGAATGGATGAACGAGCGTGTTCACGGTTTCCTTACTAACCCTGAAAACAGCAACCCCTATTTTCTAGCAGGGGCAATGCCTTATGTTGAACAAACTACGTTCAATATGTCTGCGGCACACACCGGTAACATCTCACGTCAGATGGAACGTAACCACCTTGCGGCAATCCAGAAACAAGCTGATGATATTGCTTTATCTATTTCTAACGGTGAAACGCCTATTGACGAAGGTATCGCACGATTAACCAAGTTGAACAGCCAAGCCTACGGAACAGGTTTCAGTGGGCCTAAAGCACGGGCAGCGTTATTGTCGTCTTTCTTAACCGTTGCCGACGCAACCGATAACATGGAAATGATCGACGCTCTGTTAGCTGCACGGGAGAGCGGTGATCTACGATTAACTCCCGACGAATGGAACAAGGTCGTAAACGACGGTCAATCTATCCAGCGAGACATCAACTTCCGTCAGGATCAACAAGAGCGTGTTGCTAAAGCCCAATCTGAGGCTGAAGAAAAGACCCTCGTGGATGCCGTAGCGGATTTCTATAACAACCCACAGAATGCCGCTGTTCCGTTTAGTACCTTCTTGCAAGCCCCTGTAGGGGACTCAGGTCAAACTATGGCTGACATCATTAACAGTAGCCCAAACACGTCTACTTTAATGAAGAAAGCAAAAGAAGCGTACACGACGATCAACAGTGTATATGATATTCCAAAGCCACAAGAACTAGGCAATAACTACGCAATCAGTGAAGCCTTCGAGAAAGGTGATATTACTGATATGCCTTCTATGATGTCTTGGTTCAAACAAGCACAGGCTGACGGTCTTCAATTTAACGATCAGAACTGGACACATGCTTACGGTGAATTGAATAAGTTTGATGATCCCGACCAACCTTACAAAACACAAACGTACAAAGACTATAAGACACCAGCTCTTAACCGTGTAATCGGTGCTTTAACACCTGATGATAACTCTTTGTCGTTTAGCTTTGAGGGTGAATACCAAGGTGGAATGTCTGATGACATTAAAATCCGCTTCCAAGGGTACGTTGACGAAGCAATCGCCGCTATTCCTGAAGGTAAACAGAAAGACCCTGAGTTAATCCGAAAAGCAATCGAACTTGCTGAACGGCAAACTATGGACTTCTATAAACAAAATGATCCTGATTTGTTCGGTAACCAGTTTGACTCATTCACTGACGCTGTAAACAAAGGCACCGTTTCTTGGACATCTAATCCTTATTTCGCTCAAGAAGCCGCCCGTTTAGCTGAAGAACAACAAGCCTTGGTTGCTGAAGAGCAACGAAAGATGACTCTCAACCGTGTCGACGGGTTCATAGACAACCGTTTTAATCGACAAGACCTAGAGTTACAGGCGGGTAACGACATACTGTTCGGTGGCGATGAAGCAGTACAAACACAATCGGCTGTTGTGCAATTAAATGACCTTATTGCCGACACGTTGAGTGACCAAGATGTTTCATCAATCTTATCAGATTTACAACAACGCTTTAATCTAACGATGCCGACTAACCCGTCTGAATTGAACTTCTTAGTGGAAGACCTACGGGCCATTCAAGAGGAAGCAGGGGTCGACATCGATATTGATGTCTATGAGCGATTACTCGAAGCGGCCTTAAATAAAATCAAAAGGTAAACTATGGAAAATAACCAAGGACAACCCTCTCAAGAGGTGTTGGATCGTCTGTTTGAGAACAGAAATGATCCTAATGTTCTTAAAGCGTTTAATGCTCGTTTCGGAGCAAACTCCGCTGAGAACTACTTAAACGACACAGCTAGTGCAACTCTAGAGAACGAAGCCTTGGTTATTCCAGAGGCTGACATAAGATACCTCAAAGATAACTCTGACAACCAAGCGGCAATCATGGCATTCGATAAGATGCACGGTGCCGGTCAAGCCCAAGCTATTCTCACCCAAAAGGTATCTCAAGAACCTCAAGACCAAGAGCGTCCTTCCTACGCCGCCGATATCGTCCAAGGTATCGCTGCGGGTGCAGAGGATGTTTTGACAGGGACTGCTAAGTTCGGTGACTGGGTTGGTGATAGTCTATTCGGGGTTCAGCCCCGTGTAGTCTGGGGAGACGGTCAGGGTCTTCGTATCATCTCTGGTGAAGAGTTCTTGAAGCTGCAAGAGCAAGGCATGACTAACCCAGAGGGGTTTGATTACATCTCCGACGCAGAAACTATGGTCGGTGGTTTTGCCCAAGGGGTGACTACTTTTGCCGTACCCTACTTCGGCCTGTTCGGTAAGGTCGCGAAGTCCGGTAAGGTCTTTCAAGGGATTATGGCAGGTGCTGCTATCGACGGTACAATCATTAACCCTGATGACAAGAACCTCACGGGTGTTCTAGAGGAACTCGGCGCTGACATGGGTATCGTTACAGAACTCCTAGCAACAGACCCAGATGATCCTGAATGGATGAACCGTGCGAGAAACATGGCTGAAGGTGGTGTCTTAGGTCTAGCACTGGAAAGCGTCTTCTACGGTCTAAAAGCTGCTAAAGCGAGTAAGAACGGTGATACTGCGGCAGCGGAAGAGTTCTTGGCTAAAGCTAAAGAGACTTCACAATCTATCGATCAAGAGATCGACACCGTTGCACAAGCCGCGACCAAGGACGCTGAGACAACCATTGAGATGACCAAGCGTATATTCCCTGAAGAGGAAGTCGATGGTCAGATGACGCTCGATTTGGAAGGAACTGTGCCACAAAGTAAGGAAGCTATCGAAAAGGCTGTCAAAGTCCCATATCGCCTTACTTCTGAGCAAATTGAGAGTATCCGAATGATGACCAAGATTGGTGATCTGGACCCTCAAGATGCAGCACGGGCCGTTAAGTTATCGTTCCGATCAGTCGATACGATGAACGATTACGACGACGTTCTAGCACAGATGTCGGCGGTTAAGCATGTCATGGAAAAAGAGTTCCTAGAGTTGCGTGGCGGTGACGTACAGCGTTGGTCTACTGTGAAGGCACAGACGACACGCCGAGTGCGTCACATGGCTGATATGCTAGGTAAAGATCCAGAGGCTTTCCTTCAGGAAATGACGGGGGGTTTTAAGGATGTACCTTATCACAAACTAGCCGCTGAAGTTGCTGCTAAAGACCGTATGCTTCTAGCGATGGAAATGGAAATCAAAGAACTCGGTCAGATGATCGATAGCGGTAAAGTGTCCGGTAACTACCAGAGCATGGAAGAGGTCATTATGGCCTTTAACGCTCGCCGTGAGGTCGCAGCTAATGTCTTAATGTCAGTAGACGCTGCACGGGCCAACGTCGGTCGCGCATTGAATGCGATGAAGATGTCTCGCACAGCCGATAAGAAGCTACGTGAGATGATCAAGAACGCAGCGGAAAACTCAGACGCTCGTGCTGTAGCGAAGGCAGTTGTGAATTCTGATCAACCCCTCAAGACCTCGCTACGTCTTGGCAAATCTTTGCAGAAAACTATGGACATGGTTAACCACTTCCGCATCAACGCTTTGTTGTCTGGTATTGGTACACAACAGGTCAACTTGATCGGTACAGCGGTAAACTCTGTGATGATCCCCATGCAACAAATCTTAGGTGGACAGGTAAAACACGGTGCAAGAACATTAGCTTACCAATTATCATCGTCCCTAGAGGCACTACAGATGGCTGGTAAGGCGTTCATGGATGACACGTCTATCCTTGATGTTCTATCTACTAAATTTGACATGACCGACGATATTGCCAAGGGTCGTAAAGGTATCGCTACAAAGGTAATTTCATCCCCGTCACGTTTCTTGTTGGCAATGGATGAATTCTTTAAGCAAGCTACTTATCGCGGTCGCATTACAGCGGATGCTGCGATGGAAGCCGACAACGCCGGTCTTAAAGGCGCAGAACGTGCAGCGTTTATCAATAAGTATATCGCTGAGAGTTTCGGTAAAAACGGAGAGGCTATTCGTGCAGATGCACTGCTACAGTCACAACGAGCAACCTTTACGGAGACCCTAGAAGCCGGATCATTTGGTCAGAAAATCCAGTCGATGGGACGTGGTGAAGGTATCGGAGCGGCACTGTTCCGTTTCGTAATGCCGTTTGTTCGTACACCTGTAAACATCTTGTCTCAGTCTTTCCAGAACATGCCTGTGTTGCAGTTTGCATCCAAGCGTTTCCGTGATGACTTATTCAGTGGTGATCCTATCAGATCGGCGCAAGCCCGTGGAAAGATCATGACAGGAATGGCTATAACCTCTGTAGGTTATTTCTTAGCTGGTCGTGGAGACTTTACAGGATCAGGACCGACGGACCCACGTATCCGCGCTGAGTGGTTAAAGAACAACCAACCTTATTCGATTAAGATACAGAACGAAGACGGTTCCTTTTATTGGATGTCTTATCAACGCCTAGAACCCCTAGCAAACGTCCTGTCAATCTTTGCGGATGTCAACGAGATCATGCGTGATCCTTACAATGAACGAGATACTGCGAAGTTAAACATTGCCGCGGCGTTAGCGTTGTCGGTAGCGGAGAACACGGTAAACAAGACGTTCACGAAAGGTCTAGCTGATCTATTCGGTATGATGACCGGCGACCCGATCAAATCCGAACGTGCTTTCTATAGCATGGTTGGGTCGTTCACACCCAACATCCTGAACCAGACCAACGGAGACGAAGCGTTCCGTGAAGTACGCAGCGTGGCAGATTCACTATTATCTCGAACCGGCCTGTATGAAGGTGTTGATCCAAAACGTAACGTGTTGGGTGAAGTCATTATGCGACCAACGCCTAAGTATGATCCAATGGGTCTGTCTAACATTGGGAACTATCGAGAAGCAGATATGGTGCTAGGTGAACTTAGCCGTGTATCCATGCAAGACCGTTCAGCGTTTTCACAATTTAGTTCTTCAATCTTTATGAACGGTAAGAATGAAAACCTTAAAGACATGCCTTATCAGGGTGGACCGCAGTCCATCTATGACAAGGTACTTGAGCAAACATCAACAACATTGATCGACGGTAAAACTCTACGAGAGAAACTATCGGAAGTCATTACCTCCGACGATTACAAGAGAGCAATCGATGGGGCGCAAGGTCTTGGTTCTCAGGGAACTAAAGGTCAAATCATTAGTAAGGTAATTGCTGCGTATCGCGAGAAAGCCAAGAGTGAAATTCCAGAGTATTTGGACATTTTAAGGCAAAGCGAAGAAAGCAAAGTTGAAACAATTAAGTCTCAGCTTATCGAACAGCGACCAAATATTTCAAAACAAAGTCTGGAACGCTTCAAACGCTTCAACGACGTTTTCACAGAATAACAGGATAAATAAATGGCAACGGTAAAGTATTCTGTCTCAGCCTACATCGCTGACGGCACAACTACTGACTACCTGATCACTTGGGATTATCTAGATGATGACCACATTACGGTTGAAGTCGATGGTGTCTCTAACTCTGATCCGGCAGCTAATCACACTTTTGTAAAACTAAACGATACCACTGTTCGCGTCACCGACGGGATAGGTGGCGCAATCGCGGCGGGTAAGGAAATCCAAATCCGTCGCCGTACACCAATCACAACTCGCCCTATTAACTTTGCTGACGGTTCAGCATTGTTAGCTGAAGACTTGAACAAGAACTCGGACTACCTTCTTTACTCTATGCAAGAAGCCTTGGACCAAGTTGACTTTACCGTCCAGTACCAAAAAGAAGCTGAGTCTTTTCGTGATGAAACTCAAGACCTCCGTGATGAAACACAAACATTTTTAACGACTGTTCAGTCAGACGCAACGGATGCAGATAATCATCGTATTGCTGCGGCTCTCAGTGAAACGAATGCTGCGGCGAGTGAAGCGGCTGCGGCGGTGTCAGAGACAAACGCGGCGAACTCAGCAACCACCGCACAGACTGCCGAAACAGGCGCACTGGCTTCGGCTGCGGCTGCTTTAGTAAGTCAAAACGCGGCTGAAGCTAGTGAAATCGCAGCGGCTACTTCTGAAACTAATGCTGCGGCAAGTGCTGCGGCAGCGGCGGGTTCTGAGGCAGGTGTGGCTGCGGATGCGGCTACTGCTACTGCAAAAGCTGCGGCAGCGGCTACTTCTGAAACTAATGCTGCGGTAAGTGCAACTAATTCAGCGAACGCTGCAAACGCTTCACAGGCTTCAGCAACAGCATCGGCAAACTCAGCAAGTGCTTCAGCGACAAGCGCAGTTAATGCAGCCAACAGTGAAGCATCAGCGAGTAATAGTGAGAGTAACGCCCAGACTTACGCCACGAACGCTCAAACAAGCGCAACAAACGCGGCTACTTCAGAACTTAACGCAGGTACGTCAGAAACGGCAGCGGCGACAAGCGCAACTAACGCAGCGATTAGTGAAGCTAACGCCGCCACATCAGCTTCAGACGCGTTGGCATCAAAGACTGCCGCTGAAACAGCTTTGGATGCTTTCGATGATCGGTATTTAGGAGCAAAAGCATCCGACCCATCAGTAGATAACGACGGAGACCCTTTAACCCAAGGTTCCTTGTACTTCAACACAACAGACAATGTTATGAAAGTGTATGAGGGTACCGTCTGGGTTGCTGCATACGCGTCTCTGTCAGGTGCTTTACTATCAGCAAACAACCTGAGCGACGTGCTATCTATTGATGCAGCAAGACAAAATATTGGGTTGGAGATCGGTGTAGATGTACAGGCTTATAACGCCAACTTAGCTGCGATTGACCAAAGTTTATCAAGCACCAGTGCGCCATCATTCGTATCAGCCAGTTTCACCGGAACAAGTGCAATAAAACTACCTTCTGGAACAACTGCGCAACAACCAACAACCCCTTCTCTTGGTATGTTCAGATATAATGCAACAGAAGACGCTTTTGAGGGATACACCTCAGAGGGTTGGGGAGAAATTGGCGGGGCCGCTGAATTAATCGATTGTGGGACCGCATCATCACAATCAGGAACATTATTTGATTTAGGGAGTGCATCTAGTGCCTAAAATTCAATTTAGACGTGACACTGCCGCGCAGTGGTCATTACACAATCCAGTACTTTTAGACGGTGAAATTGGCATCGAAAGCGATACACACCGCTTCAAACTAGGCGACGGTACAACGGCATGGTCTAGCTTGCTATATTCTTCTCGCTCACTTGCAGATGACCCGTTGGCTTACGTCGAAGGGTTGAACGTGTCGAGTATGGATTACAACGTGGACGGTACTATTGCGGCTGTAAATTATGTAGGTGGTAATGTCGCAATTTATAACTACTCCACAGGAAATTTAGCATCCGTTGTATATACAGACACAGACGGGGCAACGACGGTTGTAACCTTGACCTACGGCTACGATATTAACAATCGTCTAACATCAATTACTAAGACAGTAGCCTAAAGGATATTAAATATGAGTGTAGAATTAGCTTTTATTAACCAGCTACTGACAAAGCCTACGGCAGCGGCGACTGTCTCGCTACCGGCTGGAGGTTTAATTACAAAAGGTAGTCAAATTAGTATTAACGATGAAGGTAAAGCGAATATGAGTTCGTATAACCTAATTCCGGACAATACGATTGCAGAATACTTCGGAGATCATCAACATTTATTAACACCATCTACCTCTTCTGTAGCCCCTTATGGTACAAATCCCATGTTCAAACGGATCGGGACCGATAAATATGCTTATTTATTAAGTGAATACGACTCTGTATCTACTCGTTACAGTCTTAACCTGTACGTTATTAAAGTAGATACAACACTAAACTCAATATCAGTCGTAGGAAGTACAACGGTTCGGACAGGAAACAGCAATAGTGCGGGTATATCCTACGCCTCCTTTATGGTTACTCCTGAAGAAGATTATATTATGGTAGTCGTTTCCGGTCGGGAGTTTATGACGGGAAATTCCAACTATGAGTGGGGTGTCTTTAGAGTCAACTTAAACTCAGCTACGGGATCGGTTTCAGGGTCTACAGAAATTGCAAATGGTAGCCAAGGTACATCAAGTGTTTATCGATATGCTTTTGTTGGTGATCAAAGCTACTATACGACGGATAACACCAACCTAGGTAATCGCTACATCTTTATTCGTACCTATTATAGCACATCATTCGAAAGTGTTACTAGGGTGGACTTCAACGGTGGTAAGTCGACCATTTCAAATGACCTAACAGGATCTGTTGGTAGTTCTTGGGCTTATGTTGATAACCAAACAAGATCATACGCGCAACAGCTTCACTACATGCCCACAACTAACAAACTAGGTTATCAGCGGTACTTAACTTATTTCACAAACGGCGGTTACTGGGGGCAGCTTGATATCACACCTGAGACTGATGCTGTGCCATTTCAATCTTCGTACTGCCTGTATATCGACGAAGAACCAGATGGAAACAACATTGTCCGTTATGTAATGTGGAGCCGAGGTAAATTCCTTACTACATATCAAATACAAGTTGACCCAACTGGTACAACTGCGCCAATCTACATCGGTCAACGAACAACAACGATTACTGATCCAAACGTTTTCTTAACTAACGCCAACGTGCAAGCCTCTCCTCAATATGGCAACCGGTTTGCAAAACTAGGTGATGATGTTTATTTTACATCTATTAACGACAAGTTCACGAGTGATAGCACTGATAGCCCCACAGACTATCAAGTTAATTTGAACTTATTGAAATACAACTCAGCCAACAACGGTTACTTCACTTTAGAGTTTAAAGGTTTGGTTGATGCGAGAATCCCATCTACTGGTATTAACTTTACTCCACAAATGCAAATTGATGAAAACGGGACTTGGGTTATTACTACTTCGAGTGATTGGAGTACGTCAGACGGAATAAACGATCACAAATACGGTTTGTTTAAGGTAACCACAGATGGTTTACCTACTGAGCAATATTCCTATAAAGTAAAGGCTGTTGCACTTGAGGATGCTACCGAAGGAGGTACATTTAATGCTCTTTCCTTTGCCCCTGTAGTGTCTGACCCCACACTTGTAGCTGGTACTGTTTACGACAGGCACATTGCGACCTCAAACGGATTATTGCTTGAAAAGGAATAGACGCTTCAATGTCTACTCAAGAGAGTTGGCACTTATCTAAAAGTGTACCTATAACTCTCATCTTCGGCCTAATTACACAAGGTGCGGCTATCGTATGGACCGTATCTATGATGCTTGGGGACATCGACCGAAACACAGCGAACATAAAAGAGATGGAAGTTCGTGTGAATAAAATCGAAGGAATGGTCTATGACCAAGCTGTATCTATGGCTCGAATAGATGAGAACATAAAAGCTATTCGTTCCGCTGTTGAAAAAATGGCGACACGAAATGGAAACTAAAATCATTGTTGGCGCACTAGCTTCTGCGCTTCTCGCGTTGGTCGGGTGGAACATCTCGACCACGCATGATCTTACATTGGCAGTCCAAAGGTTGGAAATAATTCTACTGGAGGATGCCTTAACCAAATAGGCAATAAATTGGCACAACATATTTATGATGTTGCCTCGTCACATTTGGGGGTGGAAGAATACCCCGCTGCTAAACACAACCCACAAATCTTAGAATACTACAAAAACTCTGGTCACTCTTGGGTACAAGATGACGAGACTCCGTGGTGTGCCGCGTTTGTTGGGTCTGTGTTGGCAGAATGTGGTATCCAAGGCACAAACCAATTAAACGCTCGTTCCTACCTCGACTGGGGGCAACCTATCGATATCTCGCTCGCCCGTAAGGGTGACATTGTGGTATTCTGGCGGGGGTCTCCAGATGGCTGGAAGGGACACGTTGCATTCTATTCACATCACGACGATGAGAATATTTACGTTCTAGGCGGTAACCAAGGGAACGCTGTTTCAGTCGCCCCTTACCCCCGCGACCGGTTGTTGGGAGTACGGACCCTGAAGCAACCTCGACAGAAGAAAGCACAAAGCAAAACCATGCAAGCGTCTGTTGTACAAATGGGTACGGCAGCGGGTGCTGGTGTTACAGCTATTGGATCACTTGACGGTACAGCACAGCTTATCGCTATTGGTGGTGCAGTAGTTATCGCCGTAACAGCTTTGATTATTCTCAAAGAACGTCTTGTAAAATGGAAGGCGGGAGATCGATGATCGTCTCGCAAATAACAAAATGGTTGCTAGGGGCGTTCTCGTTCCTAGCGGTCATCTTAGGGGCTTTCTTCAAAGGTGCTGCGTCTGCCCGACAGAAACAAGCACAGAGACAAGCTGAAAATTATATTAAAACACGGGAGCGTATCGATGAAGCCGCTGATACTAAGCGTGACGCTGACGATGCTCGTGAGTGGTTGCGCAACCGCAATAAGTGACAGGGCAATCTGTGATGGCACTGAGAGACTCAGAGACGACCACACAGGAGCCTTAATAGCAGACGGCGGGGATCAGTCGGTAATTACCGGTTCCGCACTCATAGACGCTCTAGACAGAGCCTGTGGAGTTTAACATGTCTGCATCTAAAGATTTACTAGGAGACCTACACTCCGCTATCGCCGCTGAATTACTACAACGTGTTCAGAGTGGCGAAGCGAGTGCCGCTGAGTTGTCTACGGCTATTCGGTTCCTGAAGGACAATAACATCGAAGCTATCGCGTCTGAGAATGACGGGCTTACAGAATTGATGAAAGCCTTACCGGATTTCGACAGCGACGATTATTACGCGAACTAGAGGTCATTCTTCACCGTTTCTAGGTAACCCAAACTAGGAGCGAGAATGGACCTCTCTTTTTATCAACTAAAAGCAATACAAACAGCAATCTACCCAGACGACTATCGGATTTCATACCCAGCTATGGGTCTCGCAGGTGAAGTCGGAGAGGTCATGAATAAGATCAAAAAGGTCTATCGTGACAAGGATGGGAAGTTCGACCTTGAAACCAAGAAAGCAATCGCTTCGGAACTCGGAGATGTCTTGTGGTATCTTGCTGTTTTGTCTCAAGACCTTGGACAGGGACTTGATCAGATTGCTGCACAGAACTTGCAAAAACTACAGTCACGAGCCGAACGCGGAACTCTCAGTGGGTCAGGAGACACACGATGAGTTGGTTTTGGAGATACGTCAATTACTTGGCGACATGGCGGGAACACCGCCGAGTTATCAAAGAATTAAACGCACTTACTGACAAGGAATTAGCCGACATTGGGATCAATCGATCCGACATTGATCGGTTGGTTTGGCTTGGCGAAGACAAAGACATGCGAGGCCGTGGCAAATGAGCAATTACTTCCCTACAGACTATCAAGCATTCATTCATACATCACGTTATGCACGATGGCTCGAAGACGAGCAACGCCGTGAAAACTGGAGTGAAACAGTTAAGCGTTACATCGACAATCTAGTAATTGATAAAGTTGATGCGGCGACATCCGACGCTATTGAAACAGCTATCTTAGACCTAGAAGTTATGCCTTCTATGCGAGCATTGATGACAGCGGGTCCAGCTTTGGAACGTGACAACACTGCCGGTTATAACTGTTCGTATCTACCCGTTGACGACCCCAAGGCTTTTGATGAGGCCATGTTCATCCTACTGTGTGGCACAGGTGTTGGGTTCTCTGTTGAACGTCAATACATCAACAAATTACCAGAAGTACCTGAACTACTTTTTGAGAGTGATACCACGATCATTGTGAAAGACAGCAAAGAAGGTTGGGCGAAAGCACTTCGTCAACTAATCGCTCTTCTTTACTCCGGTGAAATCCCACAGTGGGACGTGTCTAAAATCCGACCGGCAGGTGCCAAACTAAAGACATTTGGTGGACGTGCTTCCGGCCCTGCGCCTCTAGTTGACTTGTTTAACTTTGTCGTAAGTGTATTCAAGAACGCCCGTGGACGTAAGCTGAGTTCGATAGAGTGCCATGATGTCATGTGCTTCATTGGACAGATTGTTGTTGTGGGCGGTGTACGTCGATCAGCCATGATCTCACTATCTAACCTATCGGATGATCGTATGCGTCATGCGAAGTCAGGTGAGTGGTGGAACAATAACCCACAACGTGCCTTGGCTAACAATTCAGTAGCCTACACAGAGAAACCAGACAGCATGTCTTTCATGCGTGAATGGATGGCGTTGGTAGAGAGTGGAAGCGGTGAACGTGGTATCTTCAACCGTGAAGCATCAAAGAAACAAGCAGAAAAGAATGGTCGTCGTGACGCATCATTCGACTTTGGGACAAATCCGTAAGCGACTAAGTGCGGATTCAAAACCTTTCCTTATTGACTTGGAAGCCCGTAGCAGGGCGACAGGGCGCAAGCGTAATGGCAGCGTGAGAGACTAAGCGGAAAGGGCGCAGTAATGCGTATGCGATAGTCCAGCGCACAAGCGGGTAAGCTACTGTAACCCCGTGGTGTGAGGCTCAGAAATCATCCTTCGTCCCTATCAATTCTGTAACTTAACTGAGGTCGTTGTTCGTGCTACAGACACTATTGAAGATTTGGAACGGAAAGTCCGTTTGGCGACTATTTTGGGAACTATCCAATCAACCTACACCAACTTCCCATACTTGCGAAAAGTGTGGCAGCGAAATACCGAAGAAGAACGCTTGTTGGGTGTGTCACTCACAGGGGTGATGGACAATCCACTAATGAACTTGAAGAACGCGGGTCTAGAGGCAACTCTAAGCCACCTCAAGGACATCGCCGTGGAAACCAACAAGTTCTGGGCTGATCGTCTAGGTATTCCTGTAGCGGCGGCTATCACCTGCAACAAACCAAGTGGAACTGTTTCTCAGTTATGCGACAGTGCCTCAGGTATCCATGCACGTCACAGCAAATACTACATTCGCCGTGTTCGTGGGGATAAGAAAGACCCGTTGACACAGTTCATGATCGATCAAGGTATCCCAGCGGAACCTGAGGCATTCAAGCCTGATCAGACTATGGTCTTTAGTTTTCCCGTGAAAGCACCTGATGGTGCATTAGTGACTGAGGATATCTCAGCGATTGACCAGTTGAAGATGTGGTTAGCTTACCAACGTGCTTGGTGTGAGCATAAACCATCAGTCACGATCAACGTGAAGCAAGACGAGTGGTTCGAGGTCGGTGCATTTGTGTACGAACACTTTGACGAGATGTCAGGGGTATCCTTCCTACCGTACAACGAACACACATACCAACAAGCACCGTATGAAGAGATTGGTAAATCCGATTACGAGCAACTGCTTTCTCTAATGCCTGAGAGCATCGATTGGGCAAAACTTAAAGAATACGAAGCAGAGGATAACACCTCTGGATCACAAACCCTCGCATGTAGCGGTGGTTCCTGTGAAATCGTAGACTTAACATAAAAAATTCAAGGGGTTCCTAAGGGAACCTCTTTTTTTCATTAAGGATTCCAATGGCAATACCTGACACTCCATTTCACAAAAAAATACGGTCAGACTTTAAGATATTCGTTTATTATATCCACAAACACTTAGGTCTACCGGAACCTACACCAGTACAGCTAAACATCGCAGACTACTTGCAGCATGGACCCAAGCGTTCCATCATTCAGGCTTTTCGAGGGGTAGGTAAATCACACCTTACGGCGGGTTACGTCGTATGGAGATTACTTAAAGACCCTGAGGCAAAGATACTGGTTGTCTCTGCGTCCAAGGAACGTGCCGACGCTTTCTCTACATTCTGTCAACGTCTCATCTGGGAACTTGAGGGTCTAGAGTACCTAAAGCCTCGATCAGAACAACGACAGTCTAAGATCAGCTTCGACGTTGGTCCAGCGACGGCCTCGCAGTCCCCTAGCGTTAAATCTGTAGGTATCACTTCGCAGATCACAGGTTCTCGTGCAGACCTAATTATTGCCGACGACGTTGAAGTGCTAAACAACTCAGGCACCCAACAGATGCGTGACAAATTAGCTGAGACGATTAAGGAATTCGACGCTGTTCTGAAGCCCCTGCCCTCGTCACGCGTGGTCTTCTTGGGGACACCTCAGACAGAAGATAGCTTGTACGCTAAGTTACCTGAACGTGGTTACGAGTGTCGTATTTGGCCGGCCCGTATGCCAAGTGACGAAGACATGGAGAAATACGGGGATAGCCTTGCGCCATATATTAAGAACCTTGGATTAAAGCCCAGCGCACCCACAGACCCCCTACGGTTTGACGATAACGACCTACTGCAACGCGAGGCATCCTACGGTAAAGCAGGGTTTGCGATGCAGTTCATGCTATCGACCCAGCTATCAGATATGGAGAGGTTCCCGCTCAAAGTTCGTGACTTGATCATCATGTCCGTCGACAACGAACAGGGACCACTGAGGATTACTTGGGGTCCACTAGAGGACCGTGCGTTAAACGATCTACCCAACGCGGCTATGCGTGGTGACCGCATGTACCCGCCGATGAACGTAGGGGATGTCTTTGCGGAGTTCTCAGGAACTGTTATGTCCATAGACCCTAGTGGTCGAGGATCAGACGAAACCGGTTACGCCGTCGTAAAGATGCTAAACGGGTATCTTTTCGTGGTGGCCTGTGGGGGTTTGTCGGGTGGTTATGACGACACCACTTTAACTGAACTCAGCCATATCGCAAAAAAATATGGAGTGAACCATGTGGTCGTCGAGAGCAACTTTGGCGACGGTATGTTTATCAAACTACTCCAACCTGTACTTGGTAAGATACACCCCGTTTTAATCGAAGAGGTTCGTCACAGTAAGCAGAAGGAACGCCGTATTATCGACACCTTAGAACCTGTCATGATGCGCCATAAACTTGTCATGGACCCTAAGGTCATTGAAGATGACTACAGGACCGCACAGAAGTACGAGCAAGCCGTCAGGTTCCATAAGATGCTTATCTACCAGATGACACGGATCACGGCAGAGAAAGGGTCGCTAAGACACGATGACCGCCTAGACGCTTTATCAATGGCAGTCGGTTATTTCGTCGAACAAATGAATAGGGATGAGGTAGCCGGTGAACAGGCCCATAAACAGGACTTGTTAGATCAGGAACTAGAGAAGTTTCTAGATAACGCTAACAACCCCAATGGTATCAAGAACCGCAGTATCGGACCAGAGCCAACCACATGGACATCCTTTAGATAGCCCTGAGAGCCGCGGAGAGAGTCGCTGAGTGGGGGTAATGTATTTTTAGCAACACACCCCCACGAAAACTCATTTATCACTCAGTGAATCTATACGGGACTCTAGTTCATCTAAACGTTCCATCATATCCTCGACAGCCGCTGTTACAATCTGAACGGTGAAAAGTCCGTTAGGCCCGAAGTCCTGATAAACCTGTTGTTCCATAGTAAGGTAATCACGTTCTTCTTTAGAAGGTACATTTAGATCAATTATGGCGTGACCGGTCGGTAGCGCACATCCGTCACCTGAGGGAGCCGATAAGGGTTCCCTACAGGATATGCAGGTATTCTCGTCAGTCATCATTCGTTTCCTTCCATCAACGCAGCCCAACTCACAGGGAACAACTCAGCCATCTTGTCACTGATCTGGTCAGCTACTAGGCGGCTCTCATACTGCGTGTCTGGTTTGCAGCGTAGGTGGCACATTGAGGCAAAGGCATCTAGTGAACCTGACCAGTACCATTCAGTCATCATAGACTGTGGCAGTACCATCCTAGCCATCTCAGCGGCGACTCCATCGGATAATAACTGCTTGTACGTACCCAGTGCAGCATCGTAAGCATACCGTGGTGACACTAACGTATCAGCTTTACCTTCGCTGCCTTGCTTCTTGTCAGCACTGCGTCCACGCCAATACTCTGGCATGTACATCTCTGGTTCTTCATCAACGTAACGTCTACTGATTTCATTCCAACGTAGAAACTTATGCTTCACTAGCTGCCGTGCTACAAAGACTGGGGCTTTCACATGGAAGGAAGCAAAGGCATGACCGAATGGTGAGATGTGTTTGTGTCGTGCTAGGTAGCGGATCAGTTTGGTATCTTTATCTTGGAAGCTATCGTGCTTCTTACCAAACGACACCCGTGCTGCGTTGACTACGGACAGGTCAGACCCCATGTGGTCAATATAACTAGCTTTGATCATTTAATGCCTTTTCTATTTCTTCCATGTCTTCGACAACAGCCTGTGAGAATTCCTTGAACATAGCCGCTAGGTTGTTGTGTTTCTCAGCAATATCCATGAGGAGATTAGTGAGGTTATTGATGGAAAAGGTGACGTAGCCGACGACAATCAAGATACCTATATCTACAAGGTGAGATACCTCTACCATCATCCTTGGGTTCCCTGAGTTTGCATGTGAATCTCAAGTTCCTCAAAGCCACCTATAAGAACACCCTCAGGGCTAAACACTTGAGGCACTGTCTTTAACTTGGCGATCTTGAATAACTCCAAGAGCCACGGGTTTGTCGATAGATCAAAGTATTGGTAGTCAGAGTATTTCTCCATAAGAACCTGCTTGGCTCTCTGACAATAGACACAGTTAGGTTGTCCAATAATTACATATGGTTTCATAAGGATATCACTTAAAGTTAGAGGGTTTTCTAGTAACGGTGATTAAGGATAAGAAAGTCATATAAATAAGGTGCTTGGAGTTTTTCACCGTGTCTAGGAGAGACCCCCCTAAGATATACCTATAGATATACCTATAGTTCCCTTTAAGATAACTTTAAGATGACCTCTAAGTTACCTTTAAGATTTAGATACATTAGCTAGTTACCGGCTATCGGTAATACCCCTACCCAAGACACAAGATACTCTAGGTAACTAAGACTCCCGATAATTTCTAAGATACCTCACAGATGTCTTGAGGATACCGCTGAGATACCTTCGAGATTACCGCTTGGGTTAAGCTGGGCTTAAAATGACAAAAAAATCTGTTGGGTCTTATATATACGCTGCCCCTCCCTTTCCCCCCGTGGGGGGTGCCTCCGGTCCCTTATATAACCTTTGGTGATCCGTGGTGGTGGGTGGGTGTATCACAGTCCAGTGACACAGATCGACGCAAGTCATTGATTTCGTTGTGGTACTGGTCCAACCCACAGTTGGGTGAATAATCAATCGTGGTTGATCGACCGTTGATCGGCGTTGTCGCTATCGTTTTGGTTGTGTTTGTCTTTTCCGGCGGTGGCCTTATTTTTTTCGAAAGGTCACCACGAGTCACCCAACAAACCACGCGGTAACCACAAGTAACCCGACAGACACCGACAGTCCCCACGCGATACACAGTATAAATATATATACACACGCGACCCCATATTTTTTTTTCGAATTTATGCAAATTAATACTTGCGCTAGCGTAACTGTTATGTAATGGTGACTACAGCGAAACAATTACCTTAGAGGAACCAAACCAATGACTACCGACATCAAATCACAAGTTCTTTCAATCGTCGCCGACATCGAGAACGGTCGCCAGTGTGAATCTTGCATTGACTGCGGGGCCGACCTTGGCAAGTCACCATTCTGTCCTGAGTGTGAAACACGCAACCCCGACACACTGAGCGGATTTGATTATATATCAGACGTTCTGGATGTGAATTGGGTATTAGATAGCAACCGCGAATTCAAAGGTGCGCGTTTGTTGGTGGCCTTTGGTGGTCCTAATATCTGGATCAACACAGACACACAGACCGTAGAGGGTCACTGGTGGGGCGATAGTTTCACAGCGTCATACACACGGGATGAAATGGACATCCAAGGTGCTTGCGCTGATTGGTTCAACTGCTAACAACACTTACCTTAGAGGAACTAACCCATGTTTACACAACGCTTTGATAACGGCAAAATTCTAATCACTGATCACGGATACGGTGTCGAAATACAGTCACGCAACCACGCCGACCAGCCTATGTCGTTTTGGCTACAGGGTGATGACTACGTTCAATTCATGGATTTTGTGGACAGTTATTCCCCAGAACTTTGGGTAAGTTTTGACGCTTACCTGACAGTCCACGACTACGACCTTTTATTCCAAGTGGAGTGTGCAGCATGATCAGCCTAGTAACCGACCGTTGCACAGTCATCGACACAAACAAGCGTTACCTATGGGTGGCGCTATTCATCAAGAACCGTCGCCGCGCGTTGTTCTCGTTTACAATCACCTATTGATCAACACTTACCCAAAGGGAACCAAACCTATGAAACAATTCATCACTGACCTTATTGGCGCGTTGTCAATCTTTATCATCCTTTACGGTGGCCTATGGGCCGCCCCAATCCTAACCGCAAGCAACTAAGGGGAACCATCATGACCAACCTAGCGACCATCAATCACACGCTATCCCAAATTATTGATGATGATATGCGCAACGCATACGCCGCCACTACAGATAAATATTTATTTGCCTTGGATAACGCGCGGTATTTCTTGGATTTGGCCTTGCCTATGAATTCCGATTTCACCGACCGCGTGGTCGAACAATTTGAAACAATGCTGGAAAGGGAACCATCATGACCACATATCACTACGACCTAACCAACAATCAATGGTTGAACGAAAACGGCGACGTTATCGACGATCCACGCGTGACCCCGATCGACCATTTCATCAACCAACAGCGTCAAGATTTACACCATCTCGAATTCGACGACCCCGAATTTGACGTGGTGAACCAATCGATCATAGACGCTTATGCGGCAATCGCACGGGGGGAAACGCACATTGTACACTTTTGATACAGTCATAACCGGCGACCCTTTCTTGGTGATCAC